CTCAAGCTGTCGATACTTGCTGACGTTGACCAACTTAAAAAATCCTTAAATAGCGCAAACGCTGACGTAGAAAATTCCAGTAGTAAGCTTGGAGAATTTAGCAAAAAGGCTGGGCTTGCTTTTGCCGCAGCCGCAGCTGCCGCCGGTGCTTACGCTGTAAAACTTGCTGTTGACGGAGTAAAAGCCGCGATCGAGGACGAAGCTGCACAGGTAAGACTTGCCACAGCTTTAAAAAATGCTACTGGCGCAACAAATGAAATGATTGCCTCTGTTGAAAAACAAATTCTTAAAACATCGCTGGCAACAGGCGTGGCAGATGACCAGTTGCGTCCAGCGTTGCAGCGTTTGTCGCTTTCAACAAATGACGTCACGAAGGCTCAGGATCTTTTAAACCTTGCTTTGGATATTAGCCAGGCAACGGGCAAAGGTCTGGACTCAGTAGCGAACGCGCTTGGCAAAGCTTACGACGGCAACACTGCCTCTCTTGGCAAATTAGGAATTGGCTTATCTGCCGCTGAGCTAAAGGCAATGTCATTTACGGACGTACAGACAAAACTGTCAGATTTATTTGGTGGTGCAGCTGCGGCTAACTCAGAGACATTTGCTGGCCGAATGCAAAGGCTTAAGGTTACATTTGACGAAGCAAAAGAATCAGTCGGAGCGCAATTGCTTCCAATTATTCAACAGCTGGTTGAATTTGTTGTCAACAAAGTAGTGCCAGCATTGGGCAAATTTGCAGACTTTTTTAAACCAATTACAAAAGCCATTGACGACAACAAAGAGTCATTTATTTTATTTATCGAGTTTATCCAAACCTACGTTGTGCCAGTACTTGTTACAGTATTAGGCGGCGCTTTGCAGACGGTAGGCAAGATTGCCGGAGCAGTAGTGGGCGTTATTGGATCAGTTATCAGTGTCATAAATAAATTGATCCAAGGAACGATCGACGGAATTAACTTTTTGATTAAGGCTTACAACGCGGTCAACCTTGGCTTGCCTGATCTAAAACCTGTCTCAGCTGGTAACGTCCAATCGGGCGGATCATTTAGCAGCATTTCAGGCGTACTTGGATCAAGCATTCCAAGCCCAAATGTAAATACAACACCTATTCCAACAATTACAATTCCAACCATTCCAAAAGCCGTTGTTGCCAACGTAGCAAAAACAGCCGTAACATCAAACGCTGTGACTTCAAATGTAAGCGGTAGCGGCGCAGGCTCAACTATAAATTTGACGGTCAACGGCGCTATTGACTCAGAAGGCACAGCCCGCACAATTGTCAACACTTTAAACAACTCTTTTTATAGAGGAACAGGCGGCGCAAACCAGCTTGTCGCAACCGTATGACCCAGTGGTCGCCAGTCTGGCGTGTAAAGGTTGCTGGCGTTGACGTCACTGATTCGGTGCTTGCCAGCTTAAACATTACCTCTGGACGCACAAATATCTACGAACAAGCTCAAGCAGGTTATTGCTCGATCACCTTAATTGTCTTTAATCAAGCTGCTATTAACTACGAAATAAATGACACCTTATCCGTAGAAGTGCAAGACACCTCAGCTGTGTACAAACCAATTTTTGGCGGCTCAATTGTGGACATATCTGTAAGCGTCTCAGAGGTCGGCTCGACGGCGTACACGCAAGAGGTGACAATTACTGCCTTGGGCGCTCTGGCAAGGCTGCAAAAGGCGCTTACAAACGGAGTCTTGTCACATGATTTTGAAGGCAATCAAATTGAAACAATTTTGCGGGAAGTCTTATTTGCTCAATGGCAGCAAGTGCCAGCTGCCGAAACTTGGCAAGATTATGACCCGACAGTGACTTGGGCGACGGCAGAAAATACAGGACTGGGCGAAATAGATACGCCGGGCAATTATGAGCTTGCGCAACGCTCATCATCACGCACAGTTATTTATGATCTTGTTGCAACTCTGGCGACTTCTGGTCTTGGTTATATTTATGAGGACGCAAATGGGCTTATTGGTTACGCTGACTCAACTCACAGAACCGTTTATCTAGCTGCCAATGGCTACACAGATTTAACTGCGAATCATGCTTTAGGGCGTGGCATAACGATTAAGACTAGAGCAGGCGACGTCCGAAATAACGTGACAATTAAATATGGTCAAAATAGCCAAAATGAAGTCAGCGATACAGACGAAACTTCAATTTACACGTATGGAACACTAGCTCAAATCATAAATACAACGATAAGACATAAAGCGGACGCCGAGGATCAAGCCGCCTTTTATTTGGCACTGAGAGCTTATCCTCAGCCAATCTTTGAGCAGATAACTTTTGCGCTGACAAATCCAGAGCTAGACAATGCCGACCGAAACAGCCTTATTAACGTGTTTATGGGTCAGCCAATAGCTTTAAATGACTTGCCACCAAATATGGCCGGTGGCATATTTCAAGGCTTTGTCGAGGGCTTTACCTTTCGCGCCAGCTATAACGAGCTAGCAATCACGCTGCTTATGTCGCCATTGGCTTATTCACTGCAAGCCATGCGCTGGAATGACGTACCAATTACCGAAACTTGGTCAAGCGTGTCTCCAATTTTACAATGGCAATATGCGACAATCGTGTCATAACCTGAAAGGAAAATAAATGGCTAATCCAACAACATATTTTGGCTGGGTCATGCCCACCGCAACCGATTTGGTGACTGACTTACCGGCGGACTTTAATGTCTTTGGCCAAGGTGTAGATACATCTATGCAGGATTTACTGGGCGGCACAACTGGTCAGGTATTGTCCAAAGCTTCAAACACAAATATGGATTTTGCTTGGATCGAGCAAGACGATACAACTTTGTCATTTAACGCGCAAACAGGAACTACTTACACACTTGTTGCAGCTGACGTTGCAAAGCTTGTCACGACTTCAAATGCTGCCGCGGTCACAGTAACAATCCCACCTTCTGTCTTTTCTGCCGGTAACCAAATAAACGTGCAATCAATTGGAGTCGGCTTGACTTCATTTGTCGCTGGTGCTGGCGTAACAATTACTTCAACAGGAGCAACTGCAGCTGCGCCAATTTTACGCGCTCGATATTCTGCCTGCACAATTATTTGCACAGCTAGCAATGTGTTTACAGTGGTGGGCGACCTGAGCTAATGTCTCCAATTTTAGGAATTGTGGCTTCTCAAAATTATCCGCGTGTTTTTAGCGTCGACTACCTTGTCATTGCAGGCGGTGGTGGCGGTGGTGGTTTAGCAGGCGGTGGTGGCGGTGCAGGAGGTTATCGCACAACCGTTGGAACTACTGGCGGCGGTGGAACTACAGAAACCGCGTTGAGTGTTGGAAATGGTGTTTCTTTAACAGTAACCGTTGGCGCAGGTGGTACAGGTGGAACACCAGCAAGCATGACTAATGGATCTAATTCCGTATTCTCGTCTATAACATCAACAGGCGGCGGTTATGGTGGATCAGATACTACGGCAGCAAACACAGGCGGCTCAGGCGGCGGTGGAACTTATGCAGCGACTTTTGGCGCTGGTACTGCAAATCAAGGTTATACAGGCGGTGCGGGTTCTGCCGTAAGCAAATTTGGCGGCGGTGGTGGTGGCGGCGCTAACTCAGCAGGAACAGCGGCTAACGCTAACAATTCTGGTAATGGCGGGTCAGGTTTATCTAATTCAATTACTGGATCAGCAGTATCTCGTGGCGGCGGTGGTGCCGCTGCAGCCACAACTCAAGGTTCAATCGTAGGAACTGCATCAGACGGTGGCGGCGCAGGCGGACCTACAAGCGGCACAGGTAATGGAACTGCTGGAGATGTAAACACAGGCGGCGGTGGCGGCTCAGGCGCTAACGCTGGTACGCAAGGTTATGGCGCTGCGGGTGGCTCAGGTGTTGTTATTTTGCGTTACGCAGCTACTAAAACTATTAGCATCGGTGCAGGATTAACTGGAACTGAAACTTCAGCAAGTGGCGGCTATAAGCGCGCCATTATTACTGCTGGCACAGGAAATGTGAGTTGGACATAATGGCTCATTACGCGTTCTTAGATGAAAACAATGTAGTGACTGAAGTTATTACTGGCATCGACGAAACTGAACTTATCGAAGGTTTAAAGCCTGAAACTTGGTACGGTAATTTCAGAGGTCAGAAGTGCATTCGTACTTCTTACAATGCCAAGATCCGCTATAACTACGCAGGAATTGGTTATACCTATGATCCAATAGACAATGCTTTTATTGCGCCAATGCCAAATTGTGGTCATAATGAATTGTTATTGAATGATTTAAAACGTTGGGAATGCACAAACGCGGAGCATGAAATTGAATTATCCTAAAGACACCGCCGCAGCTTTGATTGAGGTTGCACTTGCAGAAGTGGGCACAATTGAGGAAGGCGACAACCTCACCAAATACGGTAAATTTACAAAGGCCGACGGCTTGCCTTGGTGCGGTTCTTTTGTCAATTGGTGCGCAAATGAAGCTGGCGTCAAAATCTCAAACATGGTCAGCACAGCCGCCGGTGCTGAAAGAATGAAAAATCTAGGACGTTGGCACACAGTCCCAAAGTTAGGCGATCTATGCTTTATGGACTTTCCGCATGACGGCGTCGATCGAATAAGTCACATTGGGATTGTGGTCAAGGTTGGCAAAATCAGCGTGTTTTGCGTTGAAGGCAACACTTCTGGCACTGGCGATCAGCGCAATGGCGGCATGGTTATGATCAAACAGCGCTTTTTAGGCAAAGAGATTGTTGGTTTCGGTAGGCCAAAATTTGCCGAATATGCTGGAGAATTTCCTTTAGTACAGCTGCCGAAAACGGCTGTCAAGGAGAAGAAGAAATGAATGAATTAAAGCCTATGCTTGCCAGTTATGCTCGATCATTTATTGCTGCAAGTCTTGCAGTTTATATGGCAGGTGTGACAGATCCTAAAGCGATTTTGTCCGCTGGTCTTGCAGCTGTCGTGCCGGTACTTATGCGCTGGTTAAATCCTAAAGATACGGTTTATGGCCGCAAGTGATTTTGAAATTGCAAGCGGCAGCGCTGGCATTGTGCCTTTTGCTGGCGCTGTCTGCTTGCGGTTATCAGGGCTATACACGCTATCCATGCCAAGAGTTTGAAAATTGGGAGAATGATGAATGTCAACGACCAAGGTGTGAAGCGCAAGGCGTCTGCACAGAGGACTTACTTGGAGACATTATTAAGCCACAACCAAAATCGCCCTAGGTATCAACGGCGCTTATCGCCAGAGGATATTAAAGCCCGGTTGATTTTATTTATTGGCATGACTCTTTCGGTTGTTTTCTTGATTGTAACTTTAGGAATTACCTACGCTTTGATTTTTGTGACTCAACCAGTATCGGCTCAAGCTCCTAATGACGCAGCTTTTATCGACTTACTCAAAACGCTGGCCATTTTCTTAACTGGATCTCTTGGCGGCGTACTGGCGTCTAATGGGCTTAAGGATAAATCCAGTAGCGACACGCCCAAAACCACGCCTAATCCTTGACCTTGTCAGAGATTTGCTTCATTCTTTTAACAGGGAGCGAAGTGCAGTAGCTCTCTGAAACGGGAGCAAAATGTACACAATAGGAGAAGTGGCCATGTGGCTACTACTGGGAGTCTTTGCAGGATTTGTGGTTGGTTACACAGTCGGACTCAAAGAAGGCAACCGCGTCGGATACGTTCGGGGCAAAATTGCAGGTAGCAGATTTGCGAGAAAATCATGAGCTTTTTAGAAAACTATGAAGGCGTTGCCGAGCGAATTAAACGCTTCTGGGCGACCTATCCAAATGGCAAAATCCACACCTCGATCATTGACGTGGATATCAAATCTGGCTACATCTTGGTTGAATGCCGAATATATAAAAAATACGAGGACGATCAGCCTGCTGGTATCGACTACGCTTTTGGAAACGTGGCCACATACAACGTCAACATGAAAAAATGGTTTGTTGAGGACACAGTAACTTCTGCAATTGGACGCTGCGCAGGGCTGGTCTTGGGAACAGATACAAGGCCGACTCAAGAGAATATGCGTCAGGCCGAAAACATTGACGTGCAAATGGTCAAGCAAAGCGCGCAGGACGTCGATCTCTGGGCAACCGGTATCAGTGAGGATCTAGTACCGGCAGCTTCTGCGATCGAGGAGATCAAATCACAGCTGGGCGGCGTACAAGTAGCTGCCGCTCCAATCTGCCCACATGGACACATGATTTGGCGCTCTGGCGATAAGGCTGGAAAGGCTTGGGGCGGTTACATGTGTGCTGAGAAAAATAAGGCTAAGCAATGCTCGCCGCGTTGGTTCGTATTAGGCTCAGACGGCCAGTGGAAGCCACAGGTGTAGGCATGGGCGACTTTGAGATCATTGACATAAAAACAGGTACGCGTTTGCGTATTGACAAGGACGGCTCAGAGCTGCGTGATGAGGTAGCGCCACCGGCAATCGAGTGGTGCGACAAAGGCCAACACTATGCCTCAAAGCTTGGCGGTCGTGATGATCAAGACATTTTATGGATTTGCTTGGCGTGTCAAAAGTGAACATAAAAATGAAAATTACAGAGGCCGAGGAATGGGCAATCCACAATCGAGCAACTCAAGTCGTGTTTTCTCTAGATGATTTGAGCACAATCCAGCGCTATAACAAAAAGTTAAATAACCATGAACGCGTTACAGAGTACGCCGAAAGTCTTGGCGCTGAATTAGTCGTCGCCCGGTACTTTGGTCTTGACTTTGATATTAACGTGTCAAAGGGAAAGCGAGAAGCTGACGTAGGCAAAGGCTTGGAAGTTAAGTGGACTAGCTACATAAATGGATCGTTGATCGTTTATCCAAATGAACGAATTAACGATATTGCCATTTTGGTTGTTGGTCGATCGCCTGAGTATTACATTGTTGGCTGGCTACCTGTAAAAGACGCTATGCAAAAGCATTTTAAAAATGGCACACAAGAGAGTTGGTGGGTCAATCAGGAACACTTAGCGCCTATCGGTGATTTAGTTAGGAGCTCTTATGCGTCAACTCACATTTGACTGCTCGATCTGCGCAAAGCTTTACGGTGACGGCAGGCGATTGCATTTGTTATCTAAGGGCTCAGAGCTAACGCTTCATGAGTGGTTCAGCCAATGCAGCGGTTGTGGCACATTTGGAGTCAAGATCGTAGATGAAGCTTTGGTACGTGATGAATAGCCCTGTGGATAACCTGTGGACAACACGCCCAAGCCTATGCTCAAAACCTGTGGATAACTCTGACCTACTTGACTTGGTGGTGTACGCTGGAGCATACAAGTCGAAGGAGATTTTATGACTTCGAAACAGAATGATTATGACTCTTTCAGTATCAGAGTTAAAACAAAAATAAAAAAAACGGTGCTGTTATTAGTAATCCTCAGCGCAGTACAAGGCCACAGCTCTGCCTACGGCGTCGATTACCGGGACGCATTGAAGCTATACGCACACAGTAAAATCCTTATAGATAGCCAATATCAGTGCTTTCATAAGCTAATTACAAAAGAGAGCAATTGGTCAGTTTCAGCAAAGAACGGAAGTCATTACGGATTAGGCCAAATGAGGAACATTAAGTACAAGAACCTTGACGGTTTTAAGCAGGTTGATTGGACTTTGGCTTACATTAAAGGCAGATACCAAACACCTTGCAAAGCTTGGGAGTTTCATAAGATCAAGGGCTATTACTGATGAGTCATCAAAGCGCAAGACTTAAAAATGGCAACGATAGAACGTGGCGCAAAATACGTGAGCGAATACTTATTCGAGACGCCTATCTCTGCCAGTATTGTGGAAATGACGCCAACACAGTCGATCACGTGCTACCAGTTAGCCGAGGCGGTACAGATGAGCCTGACAACCTGCTAGCTGCGTGTACTAGGTGCAATTCATCTCGTGGCAACCGAATGAACGGTTTTTTTAGCGTGGGAGTTAAACCTCTGACTCTTCTTTCTTTC